TCAGGATGAAATTCGCAGAATCTATAAGGCGAGTATCGAAGCGGCCATTAAAGACGTAGACAAGGAAGATGTTTTCTGGGATACACCGGAGTTGAAAAGAAGAACTAATATGAGTTGGGACACAATCCAAAAAACATTCTTCTTCGATCCGAACTTTCCCAAAAAGAAAGTGGGAACAAAATGGTTCTATCCAGTGAGAAAAACGAGAAAATATCTTGAAGAATGGCTCGAAAATCTACCAACCACATAAGGAGTGAAAAGGAATGACTCAACTTATCTCTATACATGGTGTTCGTGGTTTCATAGATGACTCCGGAACTGCACAACTTCATTTGGAAGATGTTGCACGAGGACTTGGATTCGTCCGAACTGCCGGCAGCGGAAACGAAGTTGTTCGTTGGGATAGAGTGAATGGATACCTTTCGGAATTTGGTTACGTGCCCACAAGTGGGCATGGATTCATCCCAGAGAATATTTTCTATCGATTAGCTATGAAGGCAAAGAATTCTGTTGCGGAAGAATTCCAAATCAAAGTGGCCGATGAAATACTCCCCATGATACGAAAGACTGGTCAATATTCAGTTCAAGCTTTGGACAAGGACGCAGCACTGGCGATTGCTCTTAGAAAGACAGCGGACGTCATGGAGCAATTGCCACAGATCGAGAGCCGCCTTGAACGGATTGAGAACAACACAACAATCGACTACGGACAGCAACGTCAATTGACACAACGAGCAAACGAGGTTGTAGTATCGGTTCTTGGCGGATTAGACTCACCCTCTTACCGGAATAACAGTCTGCGGAGCAAAACATATTCAGCGCTCTGGCGGGACCATAAGGACTACTTCCAGACAAACTCCATGCGAGATACATTGATCAAGGATTTTGATAGAGCGTTGGATAGGGTAGCAGGCTGGTATCCGCAGGGTCGGTTGCTCCGGGAAATCGAAGATAAAAATCGCCAGTTAGTATTTTAAGAAGGGGTGAACAAGATGAATGAAGTAGCTGTTGGAAACGCCGTTTCGTGGAGGTTTCCGGGAGCAGTATCGCTCCAATCATTACAACATCATCGCAAGACCTTGGAAAAAGACTTCAATCAGGGTGAGTTTGATTATCCAGAGTTGTACGGAATGCAAGCAAATACGATTATGCGGATGGATTGGGCTAACGAAAACAAATTCCAGTACATTCAAGTTTTAGATGATGTGTACACGGAATTTATGGACAAGGCGGGGCGCTTATGACTGACGCACGGTTGCAACAAAGGATTGATATGAAACGCCGTTTGGATAAACTGCGTCGGATGCGGCAAGCAGATCCATCCCTGCTCACTCGGTTTAATTGGCAGATCGAAGAATTAGAGGCGGGATTACGCCGGAAAGAGGGACAAGCATGAACCAAAATACAAAGGATCGCCAGCGCCGGGCACTGCGTGCGCAACTGTTTAAAACGTATCACCAGTTAGCTGATGCGGAGGATGTATACAAACAGGCTGATTTTCGATTGAAAATACTTCGACTCGAGAAACTGTTAAAGCGAGTAGATAATCCGGTAGATAATCGAGAGTACACAACACAAGGTATGACAGTGGGACATTGCATGAATTGCGAGGACTCCATTTCTCGTTACAACGTTTTGAAAGTGGTTGATAACGGGTCGATGTTTTGCTGTGAAGGATGCCGCGTTCATTACGATGAGTCATGCGGACATAGAAAAGCGGCTGCGTCTCGCGAACGCAACCGCCAATCAAACCATTTCTTCAATTCAATTGCTGTTATCATACCAAATTATCAGGCACTGGGCAAGCAAGGCGGTCAGGAGGCCGTATATGGGACTTAAATTCAACCCCTATCCCAAGTCTCAGCAGACTAAAAGCAAGCGAGTGAAGCCGACTCAGCGCCAAATGGGAGACATAAGGGATTCGGTAGACAAGCAACTCAAGGAACGCTCTCATGGAATTTGTGAAGCGTGCGAAAAGGCACGGGCCACACAACGTGCTCACCTTACTGGTAGGAAGCAAATTGATCACCGAACTGAAGTATATGATTTAGCACACCTATGTGACGAATGCCATGACATGTTGGACGAAACGGAGGCGGGAATCCGCTTTCGGCGTCTGGCGGCAACGATCATAAGCGCGGCTTTAAAATAGACGCGGGAAAGGATTTACAACAATATGATAAATCAACTTAAATTCGATACTGGGTTCTTTATGGGTCCCAATGAAATCTTTGATGATATAGATACGAAAACACATGAAAAGCTGGTTTACCTCTACTTGTGCCGCTGCGCTAACAACGCAGCTGCCTTCCCAAGTTACAACACGATTGCCGAAAAATGCTCCATGAGTCGCCGGAAGGCCGTTGATTGCATTGATTGGCTGATTGAACGGAAATTGTTAGTCAAGCGCACGCGCCGTAAGGACGGATTAAATGAAAGTAATGTGTACGAAATCTTGAGACCTAGTGCACAGCATGCACCACGGGTAGTGCAGGACATGCACCACGGTAGTGCACCACATGCACCGGGGGTAGTGCACCACATGCACCAGGGTGGTGCACAGCATGCACCCTATAAAGAACTATCTATAAATAACTATTCTTATAAAGAAGAAGAGAGTCAAGAATCGCCTTCGGCAATTCACGACCCTGCTCCTGAATCGGTTGATTCTTCTAAATCTTCTTCAAGAAAAAGACCTCAATACAGTGAGGAAAGTCCTTACTACAAAATGGCAATCCATTTCAGACATAACGTTGATGGAATGTGTGAGCGAGAAGGACTATCCAACGGAACAGCCAAAGCTAACATGCAGACATGGGCAGATGACTTCCGCCTGCTGGTGGAAAAAGACAAGCAGTCAAATACCGATCAGATATATGCGGTGATGGACTGGGTGGTAAATGATCACTTCTGGAACAGCAACGTCATGAGTGCTAAGAAATTCAGAGAGAAGTACACGCGCCTGGTCATTGATATGAACAAATCGAAGAAACCGCGTGCGATTGCGGGCGGCAAGCCAAGTAAACCCGTAATACCTGTTGTTGTAGCAGCTCCATCAGGAAAGGCGGACGAGCCTTCGCAGGATGAGTTCGAAGAGATGATGAGATTTGCTGAAGAAATGCAGAAAAACAAGGCTGCAGGAGGTGTCTCATGACATTACAAGGCAATCGTGGGATGGGATTCGAAGCAATCATAACTTTTTCAAACGATAGATACGACAAATTAGGACTGGCCGTGGTAAACAAGCGGCCTACTCCGGTCAAAGTGGTAAAGGTAGCTGGATCTACTGTGATTGAAGGATATTACGAAGAACCTTCAACCGTAGACTATGACGGGATTATAAAGACGGGCCGAGGAATTGCTTTTGAGGCAAAGTCGATTGCAAGCTTGGATCGGTTCCAGCTCAAGAACCTCAAGGACCATCAAGTCGAGTATCTGTTAAAAGCTCACAAGATGAACGGTATATCATTTTTGCTGGTAGAGTTCCGGAAGCAACATAAGACATATTTACTGCCATATACGGTCCTTCGGTTCTTCTGGGACGCATATAAGCGCAAGCAAGGTTCAAGTATCCATATCTCGGACTTCGACGTTCACGCCTACGAGGTTCCAGACAAGAGAGTACCCGTAGATTACCTATGGGCGGTAGAACGTCACTGGAAGGCATCTGGGTCATGATTATCTCATGTTATAAGTGTTCATCGGACATGAAGGAGATTCGGACGGACTTGTATCGGTGCCCGTTCTGTGGGTTTGAAGCACGTCAGTTATCAATGACACAGGAAATTACTCAAGAAGATATTCAGGCAGCTGCTGCAAACGATATAAGCAAATGGCACCTGATAGAACGGGTGAAACGTTACAAATGGGCGATTGAAGAGGCGATCACCGATCCTGTTCGAAAACATGAGAAACACGGAAACTGGCCGGAGATCGCCGAGGCGAATGGCATACCGAAGGCAACATACTATGCCAGGTACAAGAGCGGCTGGAGCCACGAGCGAGCAGCTACGGATAAAGTGGACCGGAGCAAGTCACCAAAAACACGACGGAAGAGTGGTGTTACAACATGAGACTGGTATCACAATGGCAGAAGATGAAAGGAATTGCTGCGGCTAACAACGTACCATACACCACATATATAAGACGGTTGCATGAAGGACAGACACCTGAAGAGGCGGCAAGTAAGAAACCGCTCATCCGACACGCAACGGAAAATACAGTGAAACGCCCGAAGGCGAAACCGAAACCTAAGCCTAAAGGTCCCAAAAATCCGATGGGCAGAGAAAAAGCGCTGAAGAAAATTGACGAAGTCATGGATGAACACTGTAAACCGTGTGGATTACGGAACAGATTAGACAGCTACTGTCTGTTGAAATGTAAGGTCGGCAAGGATATTCAGGAACTAGGCAAACATCTGACGGTTAATCCAAGAAAATCAGTGACGGAGGCGAATCGCAGATGATCGAAAAACTTAAAGTTAAAAAGAATCAAGCGAAGGCTATTGAAATACTCCGGCAGAATCACACTGATGACCAGATTATGGCCGACCATGCGGATGGATGGAAGAAGACATTTTTGCAGCCGTTGAATAAGCTCAACGCCTTGGATTTAGCTCGGGCCTTGCTGATCGGATATGAGGTGGAAGAAACACCAGAAGAAAAGCTACTGGATATGTACAAATATCGCAGTGCGTCCAGGACGGACCGTGAACACAGTGTTGTTCGAGAAACCATATTCTCGGTTTTAGAAATAACAGGCAAGAAAGTACCCGGCATAAACGAATAAACGGGTAGGGGAGCATCCCCGGGAAGGGAGTACAGACACACTCCCTGGATACCAAAGAGGAAGGGGCAGAGCCTCTTCCCACCACATACCACAAGAAAGGTTGTTGAACATGGATAAACATGTGATCAAGGTAAGCAAGGGGCACGCTGAAAAAGTTGGACGTGTCATGGAAAAGATGGCGGCGGCAGGAATTTACATTACACGAAGTGAGGCGGCTGAACACTGTATTGATTGGGCGCACGAATTGTTGTTCGAAAAAGGAATGAAAATTCGCAAGAAATAATTGGGTTTAGGCCCACCAAAGGAGAGATAACACAATGGATAAAAGATATATTTGTTGGTTGACGCGAGAAGGAGTAATTTCATTTCAGAAGGAAAAGAAGCGAATCATAACCGAAAAACTTCCGTGGGCTAGAGAATTGTTGGCATCAGAACCAGAAAGAGAACAATATCAGCTCATCTTGAAAGGGCTTCTGAAACGGATTCTTAGAATCAATCAAATGCTTAATTACAACGGCAATACATCTGCAAATTTCCCGCCCTTTAAGCCACTGAAGGTATTTTTGAAAAAGAGAGGTGCCAACACACTCGAAAGGTCAGGAGAAGGAGTTTGGACATTAGACGGAACTCAAATTGACGAAAAACAAGCTATTCAAGAACTTGTTGAGGCTGTGTCTGATCTTGGGTACTGGTGCCAGGTCGCCAAAGATGTTCTGCCAACAGAAATGTTCGAAATGGTTCAGGAATCTTACGCATATCACGAAGATTGAGGCCATAGGGCCTCTTACCAAGGAGGGATATAAAATGCCAAAACGACTTAACAAGAAATTTTTTAAACGTGTCGTTACGGATCAGCGGCAAGAACGGGAAACGCCGAAATTCTATTTGTCCAAGGCAATCAAGTTGATGCATGCATGGTATGAGCAGAGATATTTGACCATTATCGGACCTGAGTGGTGGGAGGGTTTTGAACAGATCCCAACATCGGAATTTAAGACATACATTAAACAAGCTTATGGTGATGCTGATGTGATATTCAGGGAACTGTCCGGTGGAGTAGATGCACAACGTCTGGCGTCTGATTACAAGAAGGTTAAACGCAAACAGGCACGTAAGCCAAGGAAGATCAAAGAAGCGCCTGTGCGCAAGCTGAGAAAGCCTGAGACATTCCTCATAACCAACAAGCACTATGAAAAAATCGAGGTCACGGGGGAATTGGTCTTCACTAAACGCGATTATAAATTCTTCATACATCGGACAGAAGATCCATGGGGCTGGCGTTGGACAGTATCAGATGCAGCTTGCGGGATGAGGATTGCAAGTTCGGATAAATACAAGCAGGCCGTCAAACAGGCTGAGGAAATCATTGATAAGAACATTGAACGGTATATCAATACAGTCAAGCTGAAGGAGGAAGAACAGTCATGAGTGAAACGAAAAAAGTTTTGTTAACCAAGAAACATGAAGTCACGGGTTTGGGTAGTTTCCACAAGGTTATTCCTGCTGGAATCTATGAAGTTGTAAGTTATGCGAACGTTTATAAAATTGTTTCCGATGGGATTTATAAAGGCGACAACTTGCCAAAGGAACTATGCCAAATAGCTAAAGAGTACTCCATTGAATATGTAACAAAACTTGAAATTAAGGCCGCAAGGGGCGACCAAGAGTTGGAGCGGCTCCGCAAGGAGCTTGAAGAGAAAGAGGAACTTGCAGAAAAACGGCTGCTGGAAGCAAAGGACTGGGAAGACGAATACCACGCCTTGAAGCGGCGATATGAAGAGTCGGATAAATCAGCGTTAGAAAAGCATGAACTGCTAATGTATACATCGTCCAAATTTCAGGCAGTGAGCAAGGAGCTTGAAGAGGCACGGAAGGAAGCCAAACGCTTACGAGATGGCATCGAACCTCTGGATGATCGTAAACACCCGATGATGCCAAGATCTCAAATGGCACGAATTGTGAAAGAGTTGTTGGGTCAGGAAGGAGAGGGGAACCAATGAACATCCACCAATGCATCGGAACAGAAGCCAAGTTGACGGTGATCAGATACACCGAACCTAAAGACGCGTGGTTAATGCTTACTGCTGATGGCGGAAAAGCTAAAATCCACTTCTGTCCGTATTGTGGTAGCGAACTGGATGAAGAACTTGTGAACGAAGATGAATAAACGGGTCGGGGCCTTTGGGCCTCTCCCTACTAAGGAGGATATACAAACCATGAAAAAAATTAAACTCATACCAGCGTTGCTAAGCCTCATGTTATTTTTGCCAGCATGCACAGACGCGGACGTTGCATCATCCAATCTATCCAAGGCGGCCGACAACTTCGAGATCAACCGCAGGATCATCTTTTACAACGGCATCACAGACGCTTACATGCTAACAGTAGAGGGCCGTTGCTCACTCGGTAACGCAGATGACCGTAATGCCCAGCTCACAGTAACGTGCAAGGTAGGCGAGGATCAATACAAGAAGCATTTTTTAGGGCTGTCTGATAATGTGACGTACTTTGCGGAGCAGCTAGAGCCAGCTGACGTAAGCGCCTATCACTACCGGGTTACATTCAAGCCGCAGGCGATTTTGCCAGACATTGATCTTAGAACTAAATAATCGGAGGAAAGCTCATGAACAAATCAAAAATGATTCAATGGAAAGATGACATGCTCATGCATGCAGTATTGAAACACTTCGGTGGGTTGGTGAATATGGGCGTGGATGCAATTGGACGTTGCAAAGCAGGGCTCATCATTCGCCAAAACGGGAAAGAACAGATTGCTAAACATGGTGATTGGATAGCACGGGATGGAAAGGGATTGAAAGTTATTCCTGGGGAAGGGGCGGATAAGCAATGAGACAGTTCGGGTTAACATATGACGATGCGATTTCTATCCAATCATGCTTGATCGAAGGGCTGAAAGCGCAGCGGAGATGGTACGATTTTGTGAGTCATGATTTATCTTCCTTGGAAAAGACAATAGTCAAGGTGGAGTCAAAGCGCTCTATGAAGAAAATCGCATACCTTAACGGATTTACCAAGGCTAAGAACAAGGCGGAAATCCATGATTTAGGAAAGTTGGTGGTGGAATGAACAACCGTGTAGCAGCCCATTTGGATGCCTTAGAAGGAGCGAATGTTTCGGATCTGATTGAATTACTGAAAGAGAAAGACGAGGCGTTACAGGCAATCACTGATGTTAACCTTCAATTATCGTGTGAGCGGGACTTATACCGGCGCGAAGCCGATCATTATAAAGAAAGATGCGTTAAATTCCAAGTCGATGAGATGCGCCGGCAGAGAGTAGGTGGTCAGGCGTGAGTAAGATGGTCATAGCTAAAACCGCATGGGTCTGGACTGCTGAAGCAGTGGAGCAGAACAAATATCAAAAGCTTGAAGAGGGAACGCATGTTTGGGATAATTATAAGAAGGAAGCGCCAGCTCGTTGGCTTGAAGAAGGGTTGATCAGAGAGGCTACAGAGGAAGACGCTCCTGTGGGACAAGTAGTATTTGATATTTAGGAAAGGGGCCAAATATGGGGCTTGCGGTGGTACAAATGGAGATTTTCGAACGAGTGACGAAGGTTGAACGTGTCCAGGTCAAAAAGCTTTTGATGGGCTATCCGAAAATGGCCTTGCAAGTCAAAGACTTACGGCGGAGAGATCCGGCAACACTCACTCCTAACCAACTGAACAAATTAAGAGAAGATGGTCCGAAAGTAGATGAAATTAATGTTGCTGTCGGCTTGATTATAGATGAAGACGTTAAAAGAATATTTGAACATAGATACATTAAAGGCGTGAAGTACGCCAGCACACTCGATGCATTCTGGAAAGAGAACGGCCGAAGCGAGAAAACCATTGACCGCCGCATAGGAGTGGGCGTTGATACTATTGCTGAACACTTGAAGCTCTGCGGAATCATTGGCAAAAAGTGACGGTAAACTGACGCTAGATTGACGGTGAAGTGACGCCAAAATGACGGTTGATCAGTTATACACTAGGCACATAGAAGGGAATTGCTTCCTTCCGGTGTGCCTAGCACCGTTATCCCTCGGCAACTCGGCTGTGCTGTGGGATTTGATCCTTAGCGATACCCTTATGGGTTAACTGCGATGGTACCGTGTGAGGTGGGGTTCGATGCCCTGAAGTCGCTCCATCCGGGCGGCATATAAATACGGATTATTTTATGGCCTTTCAGGAAACGATGGGTTCGAGACCCAACAAGGCCGGATAAAATTTTCTTGATAGTCTTTGGAGTCATTCGGAGGGTTACCGGATGGCTCTTTTCTTTTGGAGAAAGTTGGTGAAACGATGAGATATGTACAGCCGATCCGCGATCCGGAGATTATATCTGATATCAAAGATCACCTGAAGGATACCAACTACAGGAATTATCTCATGTTCTTAATTGGTATCAATACCGGGTTGCGTATTAGTGACATTCTCAGATTGAGAGTTCGTGACGTGATTGGCAGCCACATCTCAATCACTGAAAAGAAGACCAGGAAGCAAAAGAGGATTTTAATTACAGCAGAGCTGAAACGCGAGCTCGTTCCATATATCGAGGGCAAACAATCGAATGAATACCTGATTCGGAGTAGAGAAGGAATTAACAGACCGATCACTCCTAGCATGGCATATAAGCTGATGCGTGTCATAGCTGACGAATTTGGGTTGGAGGAAATCGGAACGCATACCCTTAGGAAAACCTTTGGGTACTTTTTCTATTTGCAGTATAAAGATCCTGCCATGTTAATGCAGCTTTTCAACCATGCATCCGAGAAGGTAACACTTCGATATATTGGGATCGAACAAGATACAATGGACACTCACTTAAAACGATTCAGAATTGGTTGAGTTACCTATATCGAGGATACCGAGAATTGATTTTGCCAAATAGCTTGGAAGCCGAGCAGCATAAAGGGAATTACGTTGTGTAACGAGTTCCATTCTTTTTAAGATATAGATAACTCATTTACCTAAATAATGGGAGTAATATTAATGAATAAACGACCACTAAAACCTTGTCATCGGATAGGGTGCAGAGAGCTTACAAGAGGTCGTTTCTGTGCTGCTCATTCACAAGATTCAAGGGCATATGACAGGAACAGACAATCGTCATCCCAGCGAGGATATGACAGAGAGTGGCGCAAGGCTAGGGCCGATTATCTGGTACGCAATCCGATATGTGTGGAGTGTGCCTCAGATGGTAAGGTGACAGGTGCTACGGTGGTTGACCATGAGATACCACACAAGGGCGACCGAGCAATCTTCTGGGATACCACACGATGGCGTGCGCTGTGTAAGACGCATCATGACAGCAAGACAGCCAAAGAGGATGGAGGATTCGGCAATGAGCAAAAGACATTACGCATATAGTTGCACGGAGTTGTTCAAGCTGATCGAAGCACTTGAACTGTTGAATAAGCACTACATGATTACCACTCTTGAGCAAGTCGAAGAGGATGTTAGCTGGATTAAAAAGCTAAGTCATAAGCCACGTTGGATCGTGGAAGAGACAGAATGCGGCAACGTACTTGAGTATGACCTTGATGATGCAGGTTGGATCAAAGCGAATCCAATTTTATCGAGTATCAATGAATACGTACAAGACAAAAAACACCGAGAAAGTACCGATTCTGAGGACATCCCCCCGGGGGTCTAGAAAATATATATATCCCATGTAGACCGCGGCGACCTCTAATGCGAAAAAATGTCCCCGGTGAAGGTTTTGAATGGAGCGAGGTGTGGAAATGGCTGAAATTGTAAAATTCGATCACATGCGAGTCGGTGCAAAAGGCGGCGGCAAACATTGGACGAAGGATGAAGTGGAAAAACGCGAAGCTGCAGCCCAAACATTTCAGCGTAAGAAGAAAAGGAAAATGAAGGTTCCGGATTGGCTCAGTGACGAGGCCAGAAAAGTTTGGCGGAAAACAATCAAGGACATGGAAGAGTTCGAAGTTCTGGACAAGGTGGACGAGGATGTATTGGGAACATATTGCGATGCAGTCGCGAAGTTCCAGGATGCGAATCGATTGATTGATAAGAACGGTTATACCGAGAAAAACGCTCAAGGAAACACCGTAGTTAGCGCCAACGTGAAACTGGCACAGAGTTACGCGAGGTTGATCCTTTCCTATTCCAACAAACTTGGGTTGAACGCTGATTCCAGGGCGAGACTGGCGAAGAAAATAGCGGATGGAGAGGAAGACGAAAATGCAGGACTCTTCGATTGATTGGGGAGACGTCCATCCCACGAACCGTTACGCTGCTGAAATCGTTATGGGCATTCGACCGTCATGTGAATTGGAGCAATTGGCTTGCAAACGACATTTACGGGACCTTGAAAGACAAGCTACTGCTGATTTCCCGTTTGTTTTTGACGAAAGCCGGGCGGATCGCATCTTTGATTGGTTTGAAAAGTGTTGTCGCCACGTTCGCGGTCCATTCTCGGGTGAGCTGATCGAACTTTTGGATTTCCAAAAATTCGATTTGGGAGTTGTCTTCGGTTGGGTTCAGATGGACTCAGGAAAGCGCCGGTTTAAAAAGTCGTTCAACATGAGAGCACGGGGTAACGTTAAATCAACCGAAATGAGCGGTCTTGCACTCTATGGGATGTGCAGCGATTGCGTTTATCCACCTGCAAATCCTGGAAGCAAGCGATATGAGGAAAGCCCAGAAGTTGAATGCGCGGCAGTTGACAAACAACAGGCGAAACGAGTCTGGTTGGATGCTCAAAAGATGGGGGAAGCCAGTCCGGACATCTTGAAACGATTGCGGATAAAGCGCACATACGTGGAGCATGCCAAGCGAGGCGGGTGGTTGCGGCCTCTGTCCAAAGATACCAAGAATAAGGACTCGGGCGCACCGTGTCTTGTTGTAATTGATGAATATCACGCGCATGACTCTAGTGAAATCCACGACGTTCTGTTTTCTGGATTTGGTAAACGACTACAGTCATTGATGATGATTATTTCTACGGCGGGTAAGGATGCTGAGAACAGTCCTTGTAAAAGGGAGTACGACGACCTTTGTAAAATGATGCGTGCTGAGATCCCGATGAACGAAGAATATTTTGTTATGATTCGGGAAATTGAAAAGGACGACGATCCGCATGATGAGAGTATTTGGGTCAAGGCGAATCCGATTTTGCAAGAGGACAACGAGTACGCTCAAGAGTTGCGAAGACAAATCCGGGCTGAACACGACGATGCATATAACACAGGAAATCCAACAAAAATACGTGAATTCCTAACAAAACGGGTCAATCGTTGGCAAACTGACAGCGAAAACAAGTTTATGACCGGAATTATGGACAAATGGAAAGCCCTTGGTGTTAGCCGAGAGGCTTTTTTGGAGTTGGTAAAGGGTCTTAGAACTTGGAATGGGCTTGACCTGTCCAAGACTACGGACTTAACGGCGTCAGGATTTGTTTTTAGGCTGCCTGATGGACGGTACGCAGTCACAGCCCATGGGTTCATCCCTAACGACTCTGTGAAGGCGCACGAACATTCTGACAGGGTGCCATATCGCTCTTGGGCGGCCGACGATTGGTGTACGATCACCAAAGGGGCCGTCACGGACTACAGGTATATCAAAGAGCACATAAAGAAGCAAGAGCGAGAACAAGGTTGGAAAATACATGAGGTATGTTACGACCCTTACAACGCCACTCATTTTACTGGCGAGCTGGAGGAGGAAGGATACATTCGAGTGGAGATTGGGCAAGTCATGAAAATACTGTCGGAGCCGACAAAGTTTTTCAGAGAGTTGGTGCTTCGAGGGTTACTGGTTCATGATGGCAGTCCGCTTTTGACATGGTGTCTTTCAAATGCAGTTGAAGTCGTGGACAACAACGGAAATATCAAGCTTTCCAAGAAACACAAAGATGATAGCCAACGGATCGACTTGATTGCTGCCATTATAAACGCCATGGTTCGTGCGATGGTTCGAGACGTTGACCTCAACAGTCACATCATGAAGGATGATTTCTCGTTCTAGGGAGGGGGTGAACCATGAAAAAGGGATTATTTCGACGTTTAGGTACGCAAATCAGGGAATGGCGTTCGGAATGGGATACGGATCTCTTGAATCCCAAACAATGGTTGCTTGACTTGTTCGGAGCGGCAACAACAGCCAGTGGCGAACGAATCACTTCGGACAATGCGTTGTTGAACAGCAACGTGTATACTTGCGCGTCGATCTTGGGCGGGGATATTGGGAAGTTGCCCATTCAAGTATTCAAGACCAAAGGCGGGGATATTCAGCGAGATTCTTCGCATCCAGTAGCAACCCTACTCGGATCAAGGCCAAATCCATTCATGAGTGCTTACATTTTCAAAGAATTGATGCAAGTGCACATGACTGTGTGGGGTAACGGGTACGCCAACATCGAATGGGAGTACACAGGGCCGAATGCTGGTAAGCCAAAAGGATTATGGCCGCTTGATCCGTCGAAGACCGATGTTCATGTTGACATTAATACGGGAGAACCTTGGTATGTTACTCAGCTACCGAGTGGCGAAGTGCGGAAGATACGACATTATGATGTGTTGCATTTCAGGGCAATAAGCAAAAGTGGACTGAAAGGCATGACCCCTATTGCAGTTGTTCGTGAGGAACTCGGTGTGCAACAGTCCCAAAGGAAATTCTTAGGAAGTTTCTACTCGAACGGGACAGCTACGCGAGGCATTCTGAAAATACCTTCAGGAACTTTGGACAAGCCAGCTCGAGACAAAGCTCGGGACGAATGGCAGAAAGCCAACTCCGGTTTAACGAACGCTCACAGGATCGCCATATTGGATGCCGGCATGGAATATCAGAATCTAGGCATGCCGCTGAATGATGCTCAATTCATCGAGACAAGCAAATTCGGAATTATGGAAGTTGCAAAAATCTACAAGGTTCCAGGTTACAAGCTCGGGCTTTCAGATGTGAAGTTTTCAAACATGGAAAATCAATCGCTTGAATACGTCAAAAGCACCTTGCAACCCATCATCACCAATTGGGAGCAGGAGATCGATTTCAAACTGTTTACCGAACAGGAACGCAAGCGATATTACACCAAGTTCAATGTCGCTACTGAGCTGCGGGGAGATAGCGCGAGCCGGGCAGCTTATTACAAGAACATGCTTGATATGGGGGTCTTCTCTATTAACGATGTTCTTGAATTGGAGGAACGATCCAAAATCGGAGAGATGGGAGACAGGCACTTTATTTCTCTGAATTATGTCAGCCTGGAGCAAATGGATCAGTACCAGATGTTGAAAGCTGGATTAGCGCCTAAAGGGGGTGAGTGAAACGATGGCAGAAGCAATAAAGAGGTATATTCCAGCGGATAAAATTGAGATCCGCAGCACAGCAGACGGTGAAAGCGAAACAAATACCCGGACTATTGGTGGTTACGTGGTGAAATTTAATCAACGCAGCCAACTGATTTGGGGAGAATTTTATGAACGTGTTGCAGCAGGGGCGTTTTCGCGGAGCTTACAAGAGAATACCATCAAGGCATTCTGGAATCATCGTAGCGATTTTGTTTTGGGGTCAACCAAAAACAACACATTGCGGCTATGGGAAGACGGTACAGGACTTGCCTTCGAACTGGATCTGCCCAACAACACATGGGGGAATGATGCATTTGAGTCAATCCAACGTGGGGATGTAGACGGTGTGAGCTTTGGGTTTTATGTCCGTAGTGATGCATGGCAGTATCTCAAGGAAGAGGATGTATACGAGCGCACGCTCTTGGACGTCAACTTGTTTGAAGTTTCGCCAACTCCTTTTCCTGCATATCAGGACAGCGAGGTCAACGAGCGAAGTGCCGAATCCTTGCTGGGGCAGGCGGGCCATATGACCCGAGAACAAAGGAAATTGGAAGCTGAAAAATTAATGCTTGAACTGGACTTGTTAGCACTGGGCTAACGAGTTTTTTTATTCCCAAAATACGAAAGCGAGGAAACGATATATGGACCCGAAAGAAAGAGAATTGCGCCAGAAGCTGGCTGGACTGTTGGGCGAGGCTCGTAAACTGACGAATGAAGGTAAACTCGAAGAAGCGCGTACGATCAAGTCAGAAGCCGAAGAAATCCGGAAACAAGTGGATCTGATGGAGGAATTGCGTAATATGGATACTCCTGGCGATACTACACCAGCAGAAGTTACACCTGAACAGCGCAAGGATGAAGGTTTAGACAATGATCAATATCGCAGTGCGTTCCTGAAATCTCTGCGGGGCAAGCGCCTTTCAGGAGAAGAACGTGACTTGATCGAAAAAGCCGAAACTGAACTACGCGCTGGAATGAGTGGCGCAACAGAAGAAGATGGCGGGTTGATTATTCCGCAAGACATTCAAACGCAAATTAATACATTGCGTAGATCGTTCCTGTCTTTGGAACAATACGTCACTGTTGAGTCCGTTTCCACACGTTCGGGTTCCCGTGTAATCGAAAAGAACGCTGACATTACGCCGTTCACTGAAATTACGGAGCTTACGGACTTGGACGAAATGGACAATCCTAAATTCAAATCTCTGACCTACGCAATCAAAGATCGTGGGGGAATTTTACCATTGTCAAACAGCTTGCTTCAGGATACAGACCAAAATCTGATGCAGTATTTGGCGCGTTGGATTGGTAAGAAGTCGGCGGTCACAAGAAATAAGCTGATCTTAGACATGGCTGCGACATTTACGAAGGTTCAGATTGCAGACGTTGATAAAATCAAAGAAATTTTGAATGTCACACTAGACCCCGAAATTGCCATGAGTACTATTATCATCACAAATCAGGATGCATTTAATTTCTTGGATAAATTAAAAGATTCAGACGGGAAGTATTTGCTGCAACCCGATCCAACGCAACCAACGCGAAAACTTTTGTCCGGGAAACCTGTTGTAGTGGTCGCGAATCGTTGGCTGCCTACAACTGGAACTACTACTAAAAAAGCGCCGATGATTATCGGTGATATGAAAGAGGCAATTGTCTTGTTTGACCGCCAACAATACTCAATCGCATCGACAAATGTAGGTGGCAAAGCGTTCGGTCGTAACTCTACAGACGTGAGAGCAATCGAACGTGAGGATGTAGTTAAGTTTGACGATGAAGCTATTGTCTACGGCGAATTGACGTTGACAGCTTCCGGAGCATAAGGGGATTCTTCCCCTTGTGAAAGGAGGGTCACTAGTGCTTACGACAGTGGAGAAAATGCAAAAGAGTATGCCTGATGAAGATCCGGTCTATTTGGAAATGATCATTGCGGCGGCTTCCCAGGCAATTGAAGAATATTGCAATCGATCATTCAAAAAGCAAGCATACACCGAAATTCTGAGCGGGTTTAACCCCTCGAAGTATCTGAACCTTAGAAATTATCCAGTCCACGAGGTGACCAGCCTGGACATTGAAGGATACACGGTATTGGACGAAGGGAGACTGTTCAGACAATCCGGTTGGCCATGTGGAGAAAACAACATTCCAATTCAGTACATTGGTGGATATGTGTTACCGAGTGATGCGACCGCGGAAGAACCACGTACACTGCCGATGGCACTTGAATTGGCGTGCGTTTTGTATTGTCAGACTCTATTGAGAGATCCGGGAGTCAAATCTGAACGCGTAGGGAACATCTCTGTTACATATGGTGACGAAAACGGGCTACCCGGACCAGTCAAAGCCTTGGTTTCTCCATATGTAGGGAGGTGGGTTTAATGGCAGGGAGAAGGCGCAGTGTAAGGCGTGCCAATGTGCAATACACCGGGGACATGGACTTGTCTGTGTTAGTGGATCGGGTCCGGCCATTGATGGACCAAGAGGTGGTTATCGGTGTTCAGGGTAACGCGGAGTTGGCTATGATTGCGGCTGTACACGAATTTGGGTCGGCCAAGATGAACATTCCGGCACGTTCGTTTATCGGCACTGGGAAAAAGAAAGCGCAGGCTGCTATAGGCAAGCTTGTACGGGCAGGAGTCAACGAAATCGCGCTTGGTAACAAGACGGTTGAATCTCTTTTGCAGGAGATCGGAGAGGTCGGGCAGCAACGTGTGGTCAAGAACTTTGACCGTATTAAGCAGCCGGGACTATCTGCAATCTATGCCCGTTACAAAAAAGGAAAACGGTTGTTGCAGTCCGACATGGATTTACGAGATTCTATCGTGTTCCGTGTCCGGCGTAAAGGAGGTTAGACATGAGATTCAACCAAGCGCGTATCCTGCGCAAGTATGAGCGCCCATACACGCTTATCAGAGATGGTGAGGGTGATTGGAACTCTGTTGGAGTCTATCAACCTCCTGAGACGCAGAAAATTGACCTGAGAGGGTCGATACAACCGTTAGGGGATAAGTTAACCCAGACGGATGGAGGACGTTACACAGTGGACGACAGGCTGTTACTGACAACGTTCCTGCATGATGCGGGTGACGTCGTGGAGCATCAAGGAAAACAGTACACGGTTGAGTCTGATAGTGACTGGAACCAGTACAGCAATGTGAATGAATATCGGTTGAAGCGGGTGAGCACTCATGATCCAGTTCGAGAAGATCCGGAAAGTGATGATTGAAGGGTTGTCCGCTACGCTGGGTGTACGTGTGATTGAAATTGACGGTGTGAACAAGGTTCCTCCGGTTCCGTTTCTAACGTACAACTTTTCGGACGAAGGTAGCGTTCGCGGTCACATGGCCGTGACGCTTGAAGGTGACAAAATGGTTCATTCAGGAGACGTGCCGCTGAGCGTGATGTTTCAAAGCTATGCCCATGATCGTCTGGGCGCTGTCATTCTGGCGAACCGGGCGCGCGATTGGTTTATAACTGCTGGGAATCAGCTCCTGAAGGATGAAGTGAACACGGTTGTCGTGACGATTGGCGAGTCTGTCAACAATGACGTTCAGCTGGGGAATGAATGGGAGCGCCGGAACGGTTTCGAAATTGAATTACGGACCAAAAATGTAATCGAAGAAAACTACATACCGATTGAATCGGTAAATGTGGAAGGAGTTGAGCCACTTGGCTAAAGACGTAAATGTAATCATCGAGATTGAAACACCTACACCACGCCTGGGAATTGGTAAGCCGTTGATTCTGGGTTCAGCCACAGCGGGGAAGCCGTATAAAACTTACACAGAATTATCTAGCGTCAAGCTGGATTACGCGGAATCAACTGAAGAATATAAGGCGGCATACGCACTGCTGAATCAAGGTGATGATTCTCCTGCAGAGATTGCTATTGCTTGTCAAAAGACCGGTACTGAACCGGAGAGCATCGACGATGTTCTGGGTAGATTGTGGAAAGAAGACTGGTATTTCCTGATCACCACAACCACGCTTCAAGCGGATGTAGATGAATTTGCGGCTGCTATTGAACAGAACAACTCAAGAGAGTATTTCACACGTTCTTCCACGCTTGCAGATGTTGCCTTGTTGCTGGCTAAGAATTATAGCCGGACCACAGTTTTCTATCATATTGATATTTCAAATTATCCAGAGGCTGCATTGATTGGTCGGGTGGGGTCGGCTCCTGTTGGATCAGTGACATGGAAATTTAAGTTCTTGCAAGGCATTGTTCCTCTTGATATTACAGATACGGAGTTGCGGGAAATACACGCAGCTGGAGCTATTACGTATGTGACCAAAGCTGGACGGAACCAGACTTCCGAAGGGAAAACTTTGTCTGGTGAGTGGATTGACGTCATTCATGCCAAGGACTACATCAAGGCTAACATAGAGTATGGCATTCAGATTTTGTTTGCTGATACGGACAAGGTTAGCTTTGATAACACAGGAATTGCGCAGCTTGAGAGCGTTACTCGAAATGTGTTGCGACAGGCTTTCCTGCAAAAGATGATCGCACAAGATGATGATGGATTGCCACTGTATGGGACGAATTTTAAAAGACGTTCCGAAGTTGATCCGGCGGATCGCGCCCAACGGAAATATAACGGGGGCGAATTTTGGTTTGAACTGGCGGGTGCGATCCATGAAACAACTATTCGCGGAGTTATCCGCAAGTAAGGAGGCATAGCAGATGAAAACGTATGATCCCAAGGATATTACTGTGACTATCAAAGGCGTGTACTTAACTGGATTCAGCGAGGACATGGTGGAGATTGAGAAAGATGAAGAGAACTTCGAAACCAAAGTTGGAGCACAAGGGGACGCTCAAAGAAATAAAATCAACAACCCACTAGCGACGGTTACAATTACGCTTTTGGGAAGTAGCCCACAAATTAAATTCATGAACAATTTGGCGAATACGGGAGAACTATTCCCGTTTTCTTTGATTGATGCGGGGTTGGATGAAAACGTCACAGCTACAGAGGCTTACGTTAAAAAGCAACCAACAAGAACATATGGTACTGAGCTTGAAGATAGAGAATTCGAATTGCAACTTATCGATGCTCAGTTTGAATAAAAAATATAACAAGAAAAGGATGATTTATCATGGCTAATTTCAAACAAAAGAATTTCGAAAGCAAAAAAGGAACGACGTTCCTCTTTCAGCATCCGGGTGTACGGATGGTTTCCAAAATTAATGATCAATCAAAGAACAAGCATGGGGTTTTGTCGGAAGAAAGAATGTCTGAATTAATGCTCAAGCATGTTATCGTTCAACCCAAGCGAACTATTGACGATTTCGAGGACTACAGTGAGTACATGGAAGTCGTGAATAAGGCTTATGCCTTCATTACTGGGAATGATGAAGAGGAGCAATCCGATGATAACGAAGAAGGTAGCGAAGGACAGGGCGAAGCGTAATTGGTTGATGTGGCGGCTTCTCCTGTCTGATATGTCCATCACGTATAGTGATTTAAATAATATGGACGAAGATGATTTGCTGGAAGCCAACGCTGCACTGGATATCCATATTGAACAAATGAATAAACAAACGAAAAAGAAATAGCGTCCCTTTGGGGCGCTTTTTGCTTTTGAATGGGGTGATTTGAGGTGGCGGGAGGCGTTATAGGCAACCTCATGTTTGCCGTTGGATTCAAGCTCAATACCAGAGGGCTGGATGAGGGAAATAAGAAAATATCCACTCTGACCAAGGGTGTTGTTGGATTGGGTGCTGCTGGCGTGGCAGCAATGGCCGGTTTAGGTATTGCGGGCATAGCGGCTGGGACACAGTTCGAAAGATCCATGTCCGACATCCAGAGTGCAACAGGCATGGCAGCCGACCAGATGGAGGAGACTAGAGATATCGCCAAGAATCTATACTCGCAGAACTTTGGTGAGGATTGGAACGATCTCGGTAGTGCGATATCAACCGTTCAACAAGTGACGGGGCAGACTGGAAGCGAATTAGAATCGACAACGCAAAGTGCATTATTACTGCGTGACGCATTTGGTTATGAAATCAACGAGTCCATAAAATCAGTGGATACGATGATGAAACAGTTTGGCATCACATCTGAACAGGCATATGACTTGTTGGCACAAGGTACACAAAAAGGTTTGAACAAGTCTGACGAGCTTATGGATAGCGCGAATGAATACGCCAACCAATTTAAGTCTCTCGGATTCTCCGCTGAAGAAATGTTCGACGTCTTCGCAGCCGGCTCGGCAGAGGGTGTTTTCCAACTGGATAAAGTCGGGGATGCCGTGAAGGAATTTAACATCCGATCCAAGGACGGTAGTAAAGCTTCTGTTGAGGCGTTTGAAATGCTGGGGCTAAATGCAGATACCATGATGCATACGTTCGCTAAAGGTGGACCACAGGCAAAAGCAGCATTCAGTCAAATAATTCAAATGATATCTGACGTTGAAGATCCTGTCCTCAAAAACCAAATTGGCGTATCGCTTTTGGGTACTCAGTTTGAGGATTTGGAGGCGGATGTTGTAGCAGGGATGGGCCGAGCCACAAGCCAGTTCAATTCCACAGGTGATGCCATGGCTGAGCTGAACAAGATTAAGTTTGAAAAGCCGGGCGAAGCCTTTCAGATGTTCGGCAGACAGATCGAAACCAGTATCCTGATTCCTATAGGTGAGAAGCTCCTTCCTTATTTCAACCAGTTCGGGCAATGGATGGCGGATCACAAACCACAGATTGAGGCGGTTGGTAATGCTATAGGTGATGGATTGGGTGCGGCACTGGATTGGGCAGGGTCTGCGGTTGCCTTTGTCTATGACAAGTTCAATGAATTCATCCCTAAAATTCTTGATTTCAAAGATCAGGCCGTTTCCACATTTCAGGATTTCAAAAAAACATTAGAGGATAATCAGGGCACGATTGGTGCGGTGGTCGGGATCATCACAACATTGTTGCTCCCGGCATTCGTCCAGACGGGCATCCAGGCTATGGTTGCGGGCGCGAGAATGACAGGGGCGTTCTTGTTGTCCAAGGCACAAATGGTAGCCAATGCTGCTGTAATGACTGGGCAGATGGTCCTCTCTATGGTCCGATACGTTATCCAAGGCTGGGCGGTTGTAGCATCAATTACAGCGACCATTATTGCTTGGACTGCACAAAAGGCAGTTATGGTAATTTCAACGGCTGCTTCTTGGGCTATGACGGCAGCTCAATGGGCCATGAATGCGGCGTTCCTTGCAAACCCGATCACATGGGTTGTTCTTGCTATCATAGCGGTAATCGTTATAGCCATTGCAGTTTTCAAGAACTGGGGAGCCATTAAGGATTGGTTAGTTTCTAAATGGCAGGCACTCAAAAGCGGTACGGTATCAATATTCCAAGCGATTGGGAATTTCATTAAGAATATGTTCGCCGGATTGGTCACGTCAGTAACCACCAGAGCAACAGCCATTTGGGATGGGATTAAGTCAATATGGGACCGGATCACTGGGTTCCTGTCAGGGATCAACCTGTTTGATATCGGAAAAAACATCATTGAAGGTATGATCAATGGTATCGGCAGTATGGCGAACGCCGTGGTCGATAAAGTCAAAGATATTGGTAACAGCATCACGGACAAGATCAAGGGCATTCTTGGTATTCACTCACCTTCTCGTGTCATGATGGAGGTTGGTTTCTTCACTGGGGAGGGCCTTGCCCAAGGGATCGAAGGTACACAAGACCGTGTTTCAGCTGCATCAGCTGATGTCACCGATGAAATTGTTCCCGGTACAACGAAGAAGGCTGGATTAGCTCCGGCCAAGAGTCTTCCGCCTGCGCGTGCTGCTGCATCAAGTGGTGCTCCGAGCGGATCATTTAATTTTGACATTAAGATTGATTTGAAAGCCGATGGCGCTTCTGCATCTGTGGCGTCTGATGTAGGAGCTGAAGTTAAGCGCCAAGTCCAAGCGATTTTGGAAGAGACGCTACGCCGTATGGGATTACAGGCTCCTGAAATGGAGGGGGCATAATGGCAACGGTTGATGGAAAGTACTTGTTGGTTGAACAGGAGAGTCCAGGATTCGATGTGGACATAACCACACAGCCTATGGAAAAAGATATTGATGCGACCGATCATGTGCAGCGCAAGGCCCGGACAATGGGAATTACGGGACAAGTATCCGGGCCGGGAGCTGCGGCCATGCTTACGTATCTCAAGAAGGTGTCTGACAAGGGTATAATCGTAAAGTACGTTGGCCGAGTTGCCTTTATGGGCATGATCTCAGGTTTGGCAACAGGACACTCTTACAAAATCGCGGACGGATATACGATATCATTCACGATCACCGAAGTTCGGATTGCGAAGTCTTCTTATGTGGAGAAGCTGCCCACGCCAATCAAGGCTCAGGCGATTAAAATCGTCAATTCAGGCACGAAGCAGACGAAAGACAAAAGCAAGAAGTCCAAGGGCAAGAGTTCTACGTCCAGTACGAAACCGAAGAAGGATAAGGACAAAAAGACGAAAAAGGAAAAAGAACCAGTGAAGAAGGTTAAATTCAAAGCTGGTAGCCCTTGGGCGTAGGAGGGTCTATGGAATACGTTGATATTGAAAAGGACTTGATTCCTTATCGTTTTGATATCTCGCTTGAGGATGAAATTTTCACGTTCGAGGTTCACTACAATGAGCAATTCGATTATTTCACGATTGACCTTGAAAGAGACGGGGAAGTACTGGTCACTGGTGAAAAGTTGGTATATGGGACGACTTTGTTTTATGACGTGATGGATAACCGATTCCCAAGGGTACCGATCGTTCCATACGATCAATCCGAAACCGAAAGTATAGTTAACTGGCGGACGCTCTCAGAGAGCGTCTTTTTATATTTAATAGACACTGAAGGTGAAGAGGATGGATAAAAACTTCGGGCGCGTACTTGAGGTCATGACGGAAAACATGAAATTCTCCATGGCGGATTACAACATTGAAGGATCGGTTCCATTTGATAACGATCCACTACCGAATGAAGCTGAAATCAAAATCTGGAACCTGTCAGATACGACCTTGAACAACATCAAGAGGAACAAGGTTTTGATGATCAATGCAGGGTACAAGGGTGACATCGGGGTGATTCTTCACGGCTACATATCCCAAGTTGCCACCGCATGGTCAGGCGTGGATAAAATCACCAATATCAGGGTTTTGGATGGGTACGACTTGTCTAAACGACAGGTTAAAGAAATTGCTTTTGCGAAAAATACTTTGGGCAGCAAGATCATTAAACAAATGGCTGCCTATATTGGCCTTCCGATTGCCCAGATGGATTTAAACCAGGATTACAGATACCAGGACGGATATAGCGCTAAAGGGGCGGTAACGGACATTATATCCAAGGTGTGCAAAGACTGCGGAACGAGTTGCTATATCAACAAAGGTAAGTTGTATGTTCGAAGCCTGCGGCGTGGTGCGGATGATCTGTTTGCACTCAATTCAGATACGGGATTAATCGGCACTCCAGCAGCATTTGAGCAAAGCGGAGCGAAGGGGTATAACCTGTCATCCCAACTACAATACCGAATAACAACCGCTTCGGCTATTGACTTGAAGAGCAGGGCTTTTAACGGTCGGCTTTACGTCCGGAGCGGATCACATACATTTAGCCGGACAGGGGACTTTAAAACTGACATGGAGGCGGTTATATGAGCAAAATGGACCCGGCTGCAGCTATGGCGAATCTCTTGAGGTCGCTGGTTGATCAGGCCATGTCTGATATTCATGTGGGCCTGCCGTGCAAGGTCATTACCTTCGACGAGTCAACATGTACGGCTGATGTTCAACCGCTGATCAAGACAGGCGACGACGATCCGGCCATGATCTTAGGCGTTCAAGCCCTCGGACAAAAGCTGAAAATAGATGGGGTACAGAAGGTGTGCAAACCGGATTTAGCAACAGGCGATATCGTGTATGTATCCTTTGCGGATGGCGAGATTCGGAATACCTTAACTGGCTCTGTGGCTAAGCCCAACACTACACGGTCCCATGACCGAAATGACGCTGTTATCGTGGGGGTGTTTTCATGCAGTCTCTAAAACTTATTGATGGCGATATTCAATTCGAAAACGGAGATTTGTTGCTTGTGGATGGGACAGAAGAAGTAGTGCAATGCTGTGCGATTACTCTTGGAACCCGAACAGGAGAGTGGTTTTTGAATCCGGAGGTCGGGATAGACTTTGATATGTTTCTAGGCAAGGATTTTCATGAGGAAGCAGCCAGGGACGAATTAATCCGAGCTTTACTTACAGATGAACGGATTGAAAGCGTTGAGGATGTAACTTTTGAAGTAAATCGACAAGAGCGGACCATGAGCGTTTCATTCGTGGCTATCGGAACCAATGGCGAAGTCGTAGAGCAGGAGGGGGTGGAAATCGGTGTTGGATGAAACAGGGTTCAAGCGGAAGCGCTTCGTGGATCTATTCGAAGAAATGGAGGATAAGGCCAAGGAAGCATGGGGCGAAAAAGTGAATACCTCAGAAAAATCGCCGCTGGGTATTATCCTGCGGATTTTTGCTTGGTTCATGTCCATCATTTACGGACTGGCAGAAAACGTCTATTACAGCGGATATGTTAACACAGCTGAAGGTAATAGTTTGGACCGTCTGGGGCCATATGTAGGCGTTTCTCGTGTACTGGACCAATACGCGACAGGTACCGTGACGTTGACAGGTACACCGGGATACACACAAACGGAAGGCTTTCTGATTGCTACAGAGGGAGATATACAGTTTGAAACGCTTGATCCTGCTGTGTTTGATTCTTCGGGAAAGGCTACGGTGTCCATTGAAGCTATGGAATCAGGCACAGGCAGTAATGTAGCTGCGGGACTCATTTCCGTTATCGTTAATCCCAATCCTGATGTCACGGCAGTAACCAACACAACGGCCACGTCAGGCGGACGTGCCAAGCAAACGGACCCAGAGTTCCGAGAGCTGTTCGGGCTGTCTGTTGCGGGTGGTGGATCAGCTACAGGCGATAGCATAAGAGGGGCTATCCTGCGTGTAGCTGGTGTACGTGCTGCGGCGGTCATTATTAATAGCTCCAAGGATGTTGATTCAGCCGGACGGCCTCCGAAGTCCTACCAGTCCTACGTGCTTGGCGGAGAGGATGTGGATATCGCAACGGCCATTCATGGCGTAGGATCAGCCGGGATAGAGTCCTATGGTGATACAACTGTAGTTTTAAAGGATCTGAGCGGCAACAATCAGCCTGTATCATTTTCTCGTGCTGAGGTGGTCCCGATCCATATCAAGGCACACATTTACAAAACGGCATCTTACCCGGCAGACGGTGAGGCACAGGTTGTTTCGGCTCTCGTGCAGTTCATAGGCGGCACAGATTCAGACGGGACCGTGTATGCAGGGTTATCCATGAATGATGATGTTATCCTGATGCGCCTGGTATCAACCATATACAAGATTGCCGGGGTTGAGGATGTATCCTTGGAGCTGTCACAGGATGGAACGACAATCACCATGGGAAATATTCCTATTGAGGTATTCCAGGTAGCACAAACTTCAGCTGATTGGATAGAGGTGGTTACAGATGATTTCAGCAGCTGATTTAATCCGTAAATTGACCGATGTGTTCACCAAAAATCCAGACAGCAACATTGGTAAGCTGCTACGGATCGTAAGTGAGCCAATCAACGATTTAAAAGAGGTATTCGAAAAGATTGAGGACTGGCGCGATATTGATAAGGCCAAGGGCACAACGCTGGATCTGATTGGCGGTAATGTTGGACAAAAGCGGGGAGCCGCCTCTGACGACGTGTACCGGATTATGATCAAATCCAAGATAGCCCGGAACCTGAGTAAAGGTGACGTGAACACAATCATCCGGGTTATTGCTTTGGCTGTAGGTGCCAGTTACTCAGATATCAAAATTACTCAGAAGTTCCATGATCCACTTGATCCAGAACCGGCTGCAATTGCTCTGATGCGTCTTCCGCTTGAACGCTTGGCCTCTTCCGGAATAGAGCTGAACCAGTTCGTTCAGATCATTTCTAAGACGGTAGCGGCTGGGGTGAGTGTTCAGAGCATTGAATTACAGGGAACGTTCGAATTCGGAGGACTTCCGGAATCTTATGATTCAGCGGCCGGATTCGGTGATATCAACGATGAATCAGTTGGCGGGGGTCTGGGGGCTGTATACCAAGCAGGCACGAATACAAATCTGCCAATATAGAAAGGAGGCCACACCGTGGCATATACACAAAAGGTACCTGATTGGCACGAGGCAGGAACTGAGCCTTCTGAAACTCAAAAACAAACCGGTTTTCAACCAGGTATGAAACCTCCAGCACAGTGGTTCAATTGGTTTTTGAATTGGACGTATCTGGCTTTAAAAGAGCTGCAAGAAAAGGCTGCAGAACAATCGAATGTCGACTTTGCTCTGGAAGAGGTCCAGGCCGATATAATCCAGCTACAAGCTGACATCGGAAATGCAGACATACCGCCTGCATCCCTTACGGTAGCAGGTAAGGTACAACTGTCGAATAAGATTGATGGAGATTCCGAGTCATTGGCTCCAACCGAAAAGGCTCTAGGGGTGGTCATGGCCGAGGCTACTGCAGCAAAGCAGCTTGGGGTTGAGCAAAAAGCGAATGTGGTAGCCGCGCTTAACTCCATTGGTATAACGGCATCCACTAGCGAATCTTGGGATTCTCTTATTTCTAAAATGGCAGGAGTGATCCGGTCAACAGGTAACGCTACTGCGGCTGACTTACTTTCTGGAAAAACTGCATCCAATGTCAATGGACCATTAACGGGTACAATGCCTAATCGAACAGGTCATGTAACCGGACAATCCGTCACGAATAGCGGTACAACTTTAAGAATTAGGCCGCAACAGGGTTATTATCCCGGAGACTCAGCAAACAGCGTTCAAATAACGAATGCGAATTTTCTAGCAGAAAATATAGCCTTAGGTGTAAACTTGTTCGGCCTGCTCGGTACGCTTGCTATTAACCATCTTGCTTACGGTTCGGTGAGTAGTGTTACAAGTGGAGGTCTTATTTCTCTTACAGTACCTGGCTTGACATTCGATCCCAAATTAGCGCTGTTGATTATGGACCAGTACAATCTGGTGATAGCGGTTATTGAAACTCCATACGGATTACCCACACACTTTCACACTACACTCAATAATGGAGTAGTTAAAAATGGTTGGAATAGTAGAAATTTCACTAAAATGTTTCAAGTAACGTATGCAGCGAGCAACAATCAATTGGCTCCCGGGCTATATAAATACGTATTAATTGGTTAGGAGGATTGGTTATGAAGGAAATTGGGGCGAAACTGTATTACGAAAAATCATCTGGTAATATGATTATGGACACAGGAGAACGGGCAGGAGATGTAGTCGAAACTACCGTGGATCAGGATTTTTCTTCTTATTTAATACTGGCAGATCGAGTACCTGAATCTGTAGGACTGCTTCAACTTGAGTATGGAGCATATAAGGCGGATTACGAGGCAGGTGGAAACGTAACCCGTATTGATTTGGAAACTATGGAACCGCTGTTTACTTATTCTGAACCAGTCGATCCAGAGGTGCCTCAGGAACCGCGACCACCCCTTAGTAAACAAGTAGAGGCTTTGGAACAGGAAAACGTACTCCTGAAGGCTCAGAACACCGCATTGTCAGAACGAGCGGATTTTGTAGAGGATGTAATAGCTGAAATGGCAACGCAAGTATACAAATGATCCGGCGTTTCATCACATGGTTATTCCTGAAGGGAGGTGACACAGATATGATGGCTATGTTCTTCGCACAACGTGTGATCCTGGGTAAAACCGAATACAACGCGGTACCCACTACACTGAAACCAGACGTTAAAGAGATCCTTACAGATAGCGGATTGGAATTTTTGATTACTGAGTAACAAACGTACCCAAGTGGTGCGCTATTTTTATGCCCTCTGGAGTGGTCAGGGGGCTTTTTCATATTCAGATAGAGACGGGGGAGCAGGATGGAATGGACGGTACTGATCAGTGTAGTCGCGGCTATTAGCGGTCTCATCTTAGGGTGGTCTGGACGCACCAGATCATTTAGACAAGACATTATCCAAGAGGCGGGAGCTGATGCCTTGCAACGCGCAGATGTGGACTACATAAAGCGCGGCGTTGATGATATCCGACTTGAACAAAGGGTTCAGGCGCAGCGTGTAGATGCATTGTCGGAGCGGGTCACGCGGGTTGAGGAATCGGCCAAGCAAGCCCATAAACGGATTGATCGAAAAGAAGATATAGGAGGCGTGTAATTATGACAATGAAATGGTGGAAAGCTGCAGGTGTTCGGGCGGTTAAAACAGGGGCGCAGGTTGCTATTGGTGTTATCGGTGCAACAACCGTTTTTACAGCAGTAGACTGGCGAGTAGTGGGCGGGACAGTTGTATTATCTGTAATCACTAGTTTACTAACAAGTTTGGCCGGATTACCAGAAGTAAGCAAAGGAGATGATACAGATGTTTAAAGTATGGATTGATGCAGGGCATGGCGGTAAAGATCCTGGAGCTGTGGCAAATGGCATTCAGGAAAAGGACATCGCACTAAAGGTATCACTCGGGATCAAGGAGCGTCTAGAAGCTGGTTACGAAAACGTTCAGGTCCTTCTTTCCAGATCCACAGATGAGTTCTTGGAACTTCGTGACCGGACAGCAAAGGCTAATGCTGCAGGTGCTGATCTCCTGGTATCCATTCATTGCAACGCTGGTGGGGGCAAGGGTGGTTTCGAGACGTTTAGGTATACATCTGCTTCACAGGGGAGCATTAAGCTTCAGGACGCATTACACAAGGCGATCATGGGCAAGGTGGGCGGAATTGATCGAGGACAGAAGGCGCAGAACTTGCACATGGTCCGTGAATCAAAGATGCCTGCCGTGTTGACTGAAAATCTGTTTGTTGATGTTGCGGCCGATGCCGACCGTCTCAAACAGGCCAGTGTGATTGATGCAATCATTGACGGCCACGTTCTGGGGATTTCCGCATACCTGGGACTTAATAAGAAGGTGAAGGAGGAAAAGCCAGTGACACAGGAGAAAGACATTAACATTCCGAGCAAGTGGGCTGAGTCGGCATGGACTGATTTAACATCCAAAGGATACTTCGATGGCAGAAGACCGGGAGCACCGATTACACGCGAGGAAATGGCGATAGTCTTGAACCGGCTTCTTAACAACATTGCTCAAAAATAATCCCAATCGCTTGGGAATACGAAAGGCCCTATCAGCACAGAGCTGGCAGGGCCTTATTTTTATTTGAACAACTTTCTTATCACTGCGAAAATATCAAACGAAGTCTTGCGGTACACCTTGTTATATACTGCTTTCTTCGGGTTCCGGAGCCATCCATATCCACGTGGCATTTTCAGTCCGGATCGATGTATGATTTGACGCTTGATACTGGTCCTGGCTGAAAATCGCTTCTTGAGACTTGGCTTCCGGAATCCGAATTTCATAATGTACCTCCGTTATTCTAAATTATCGATTGCATATTGTGCTTCTTCTTTTGTGAATTTCTCGCCGTATTCTGATGTCAACTGATCATAGATACCTGAGTCTGACATATTCATGCTCTCTGCGTAATTTTGTGCCGATTTCAGTGCGTTTTCTTTCCAATCAACCTCAATGTTGTCCATAGCATATTGAGCAGCTTCTTTATCGAACTTCTCTCCATACTCGGAAGTTAATTGATCGTAAATACCTGCCTTGGACATGTGCATTGTCTCTGCATAGGTTTGAGCGGATCTTAAAGCGGCTTTATGTTCCCGTGGTACATTATCTTCTTTGGCCACTTCATCTGTTTTTGCTTCTTCCTTCTGAGTTTCTTCCGTTGAGGCATTCACTGTTTCAGTTACAGGAGCTTCCGTTTTAGTTTCTGCGGCAGCTGGTGTGCTTGTCGTTTCTGTTCCGCAAGCTGTAATTGCTGCTGTGAGCATGAGTGCAGAGAGTAGTAATAAAGCCTTCTTCAAGGTAATTCCTCCAATGTATGTATTATGAATATAGTATATATGACCTAGGAAAATGTTTCTATATCTAATTCCATAATTTCCTGATATTTCAGTTGCCTAAAGAACGTACCGTTCGCATATAATACATACAAACACGTTCTCATCAATAGGAGGAATATTCTATGGGTAAAAAACTTGATGGTAACGGGATCTTTGAAAGTTCACGTATGATCTTGCCAGAACACCGCGAAGCAATGTTGCGGCAACAGAGGGAACAACAACGTAGAGGGAAGCCTGTTTTGGATGAGCAAGCTATCGAAGAAATTGTTCGTGCTTTAGCTGAATCTCACCATGAAAAAACGAAGGTTGACCTGGTTGTGTTTAGCCCATTTGACGACGAATATTATAGTGGAGTTGTAATTGGCATCAATCAAAGCAGGGGCAAAGTCAACCTGTTGTTAGACGATGGGGAGAAAGAAATTCAGATTGCAGAAATAATCTCTGCAAACCTCTAAATTTGTATGTTTTTGGCTATGTAATTGCCACTTCTTCCAGTATAATTAAAGGATAACTTTAATTGATCTGCGAAGGAGAAATGTACCATGTGGGAGCCAACCAGGTTCTTACTTTTTTCAACGCTTGAAACGATGTCTGCTTTTGCTCTAATGCTTGCTATCTTCAGAATAAAGGTCAGGAAATACATATGGCCCGGGTTATTTATGAGTCTACTCATAAACTTTCAAAGTTATTTGATGCGCGAAGAGGCTTCTATGTCCGCTTTGGCTCCTGCACTGAGTACAATCCTTTTTATCTTGCTTATCACTACCGTGGTAAAAGTTCCTGTAATGTGGTCTTCGATAATTGCTATCGTAGGTACATTCAGTTACACCGTAGTACAAACTGTTATTCTATTTACATTCTTTAGAGGCGTAGATACATCAACATTAGCTACTTCCGTTGAGGGATCAGCACTACAAGCAGCGACTAGCGTTGTGGCTCTAGGGGTAACGTATTTCCTGCTGAAATTCAAAATAGGATTCACGGCTGACTTTGAAAAATTCAGGTTTAAATGGGAACATATCGGAGTAGTCGCTTTTATTGTTTTTTCATTGATGGCTTCCACGATCATGTTTTATCTGGATAATATGCTGCTGGTCATCGCTCATATGGCTTTGGCTGTGGGATTATTCCTTTACTATGCTATACGGAAAGAGAGAGATGAATATTGATAGAGGCTGCCGCTTGGCGGATCGCCAAACATATTAAGGCTGTTGTCCCGAACCATCCAGCTCCGATTGAAAATTTGAATCACTCACTTATCATTTCACTAAACTTCTTCACAGTAATTGGACTAGCTGTACTGGGTGCATTATTTACTGGTCACGGAAAAGATTCAGCTGTGATGCTGTTGGCCTTTGCTGTGTTACGACAACTTACTGGTGGTTTGCATCTAGAATCCAGCACATGGTGCGCGGTCGCCACTGCCGGCACAGCAACATTGCTGTCAATGTTGACGTTGGATCAATTAACCACAACCGTGTTAACCATAATTGGGTTGTTATGTGTGATGGTTTTTGCTCCAGCAGGAATTGAGGATCAAACTATAATTCCTGAGAGATATTATCCGATATTAAAAGTAGTGGGGATGTTTATAATTGCTTCTAATTTCTGGATAGGATCTTCTTTCGCAGCCATCGCTTTCTTCACTCAAGGAATTATGCTTGCAGCATATGTACTCTTTAAAGGGGGTGAAAAACTATCATGAAAACTAAAATCTACTCTGCTGTAGCAACTGCACTTTCTGCTTTGGCTGTGGTCTCTGTAATGCCAGCAAGCTTGGCGTGGGTATCCAATCCGAAACCCCCAAAAAATTTGCTTAATAAATAGGAGTGGTGACATGTTATCTGTAACAACCAGCCAGGACGGTGGGAAAATTGAAGACATCCATATCGAGAACATATTCTATATGGCATGGGAGGGAACGATCGATCGTTCAATTATTTATTCCACAGAGGGCACCTATTATCTACCAGGACCAGTAAAGTACTGGTTGAATGCAATCAACAACATGGGGTATAAATTTCTTCACGTAGACAGAGCGACTATTATAAATACGGAGAATGTGGTCTCCGTGAACTCAATATATAAAGAAGCATACTTTGAAAGTGAAATTACCAAACACTCAGTACGTTGCGAAATAGTTAACCATAGATATAAAGCATTTATGGAAGAACTTACAGTAATGAATCCGAGGGTTGTGTTGACATAAGGGCCGCTAATGCGGTCTTTTTTTGTTTATATGCACACATATAATATGTCGAATTACTGTCGAATATTGTAGAATTGTAGGACGAACTCAGCGACACCAATTCTTGTTTACAAGAGGCTAATAATGGGATTTAATAGAGATGTGAGGTATGAAATAAATGGATGTAGAGAGAGTCGTATGGATAAAATTCGCTATTAGAGAAGTTTTCATCCGGAGGGAGGGGCTTTCGCCTCCGCCGTTCGCCTAATAATCCCACTCTTGAAGTTCTTCCATTGTGCAACCGAGTCGGTGCGCGACTTTGGCTGCAAGGGGATATGAGAAGAATTTCTTACCAGCCATGACATCAGAAATGAACCCTTGAGATATATCGAGGTCTCTCGCTAAGTCAACGGCCTTCATGTTGTTTCTGGCTAAGAGGTATGGCAAACGGCTTCTCCCTGGCTCGGGATACAT